TCACATTTTTTTGAAAGGAATTTTCCACTCTATTTTAATATATCCTGATTTTACAAAAACCTTATTTATCAAGTTGTTCACTATATTTTTCTGTGTTTCATAATCTAGTTTAGTAATATCTTTTGTAGCTAGAAACTCTTTAAAATATTTCTTGTTTTTCTCTTGTGTGATAGCTGGATTATTTAGTAATTCATCTTCAAGCATCGTTTTTTGTTGTCTAAGTAATTGAGTTTGTTTCTTCAAATCTTCTAGATCAATCATATCATTTAGATATAAATCGTTGAGTCGCTTTAATTTATTGTCTAGTGATGAGATTTGCCTTTCAATACTTTTAATATCAATTGAGGGATGCTTATCAAATAAATTATCTAGTTTATTGATATTAAACTGTAAATCTCTAATCTGGTTTATTACAAACTCCTCAACATCAGCTTTCTCATAAAATCCAGAGTTGCATTTTTTGCCATCGTTGTAAACAGTAACACCTTTTGTATTTCTAGGGAAACGATTTATACATTGATATCTCATGTTTCTTGAGCCATCTTTACGTTTCGAGCCTAAGATAATTCGCAATGGTGTTCCGCAGTAACCGCATTTTGCAATTCCAGACAACATATATTTTGCTCTGAATGGTCTAGGGTTGTTGCTAAACTCAAGAGCCGTTATTTGTCTTTTCTTTATTTCTTCTTGTGTTTTATTGTAATCATCAATATCGATAATTGCTTGATGATTGCCAGGATAAATTTCTCCCCTATATCTAATCATGCCAATGTAGACAGGATTAGATAATATTCTCCTTAATCCTTGATAGTTCCATGGTTTATCACCTCGATATATTCCATTGTTATTCAGATAATCCCTTAATTTATTAAGTGAGAGACCGCCAAGATACGCCTCGAATATTTTCCTAACAATTATAGATTCTGCTTGATTTACTACTAATTCATCTTTTAACTTGTCATATGTATAACCAAACGATACTTTACTGAACATCATAGCTTTACCAGTTTTTGCTCTTCCAATTTTACCGAGCAACATACGTTCTTTTATTTGTTCTCGTTCGAGTTGAGCAAATACTGATAGTATCCCAATCATAGCCTTACCGAAAGCTGTTGAGGTATCGAAACTCTCATTAAGACTTAAAAAAGAGATGTCATTTTTACCAAATACTTCTTCGATTAAAAACAAGGTGTCTTTTTGACTACGGCTTAATCTATCAAGTTTATAGACTAGTACAGTATCAAACTTTTTTCGTTCTGCATCTGATATGAGTCTTTCCATCGCGGGGCGCTCTATATTACCACCAGAAAATCCTCCATCTTTATAGATGTCGTAAACAGTCCAGTCTTTAATTTTACAATAGCTTGTGAGTTTATCAATCTGCTCATCTATAGAGTACCCCTCTTCTGCTTGCATAGTTGTACTCACACGCACATAGATAGCAACTTTATTCATTGTTTTCACCTCATTTTTCTGTTAAAATGGGTATGGTAAAAGCCCCTCCCAAAAAGCAGGTTTTTACTATACTAGATTCGCCTCACGCTCGCACCGACCAAAGTTGAGCGTGGGGCTTTTTATTTTTTTAACGGTTAACTTTACACCTTAAATTCCTAAAATTATTTTTTTCTTAGCTATAAATTCTTCCTCTGTAAGGATGCCTTCATCATAAAGTTGTTTAAACTTACGGATTTCAGCAACGGTATCTTCCGAGCTTACAGTTGTTGTTTTCTGAGGCGATTGCTGTTGGTACAGATTATATTTGTATTGCTCTACACAATCTTTTATTTTTTCGGTAAGTACAGGACAAGTATCCTTGGTAATATTAGATATTTCAATTTTTGTAGCTCCGTTCATAACAGCTATTGTACCAAGAATTAAACCTTTAGAGTATGAGACGCTATTAACCATATCAAGAGGAATTTCTGTCGATCTAATTCCATATAACATTCCCTTATCGATAAATAAAATTCGTTTTTGGGTCAATACAACAAGGACAGTATTACCGTTTACAAAACCAGATGTTGCGTATTGGATAATTTCGTCATCTGACAAAATTTCTGGCAAAGCCTTTACTTCCTTCTTTGTTCCCCAAGTGTCGTAAGCCCCACATTCCTTCATTTGTTGCAAAACAGTATCTAAATTCATAATAAAACTCCTTATAAAATATTCTTATTTTTCCGAATAACTACCAATAACTTCTCCGATAATACGGAAATCACTATCTCTATCGATTTGGGTATCACTATATTTATCGTTTAGACTATGTAAAAACGCTCCCTCATTGTTTATAAGCAACTGTTTGATATAAGCGTCACCGTAATATTCAAAAACGCCTATATCGCCATCTACGAGCTCTACGGATAGCTTAACGAACACATAGTCCCCAGAGTGATACTCTGGTTCCATAGAATCGCCATAAACCGGTATGACAAAATCAGCGTCATAATCGACTGGCAATTCAATTGTTTCTACTTGCACATCATTTAGATACTGCCCTGTACCAGCTGAAGCTGCGTGGTCGTAGTAGTTGTAAGAGAATAATTCTACTACTGTATTCTTACTATCTTCTACTGTATTTTGTTGTTCTAATAATTTATCACCGTATGAAATCCATTCATCGTGATGTGGTTCTTTGAGACTGCGGTCAAGCTCTAAGACTTTTGGGGTGGGAGAGGAAGATAGAGGAGTGCTCTCTGAATTTATTCCGTGAAGTATATAATCAGTTGTAGTGCCAAATAATTGAGCTAATTTAACTAACTTTCCACCAGTAGGTAGATTTTTCCCATTCTCCCATTTAGAGATAGTAGTAAAAGATTTGTAGCCCATAAATTCTGCTACCTCTGTTTGTTCTAAATGATTATCTAACCTAAGTTGCCTGATACGCTCTGAAATTTTCTGAATATCTGACATTTTATTTATTCCTTTTTTGATTTTTTGTTAATTACATTTTATAGTAGAAATGAAAAAAAATCAAGTGAAGTTGTTAAAATTTCAAAAAAACTTGAAAAAAAATCAAGTAAACTGTTGACACTTGAGAAAATCTCAAGTATAATATAATCAAGCTTAAGGAATTAAGCAAAACGAAAGGAGGTACAGCTAATGGCTAAACACGAAAAAAAGCCTAAACGCAAAGAACTAGAGTTCGAAATCAAGATTCTTTGGTTTAAGCTTAGGATTCACTACTCAATAGAGTGGTGACAATACCAAGAGGGCTAAGAAGCCCTCTCCCCTAACGGGGTAAGTTTAGTTTAGCACATTGGCTGTATCTCCGCAAGAATGAAAGGAGAGGTTGCATGAATTGGAAAAAACTAATGCTTGGCGACTTAGAACACACGTTTACTAGTCGTGATGGCAAAGAAAAAACAAGCGTTGAATTTGAAGGTGGCTTATTGCCAGCTCTGTTAGTGCTAGGTGGTATCACTTGGCTGATCGCTTGGTTTATTACAAAATAAAAACTCCCGTGAGGGAGTAGGGAGGAAAATTATGATATTTAAAATTATTTTAATCTCATTCTTTACATCAGTTATTACATCATTATTTGTTACTAAAGGACTTGTTGGAGTATTGTCTGATTCTTGGTTAAAAATATCGGAGCAAAATTATAAAAATTCTGAAGATGTTATAAAAAGTGTAATTAAAGATCGTCTTCGGTAAATAAAATATCACTTCCGTTAATAAGAGTATCTTTTAATTCATTCCCTAATGTCGTAAGACAATATACTTTATGATCAACTGAAATAATCGCCTTTGGTGTGGAATATTCGTTTTCTTTAAGTAATTTCTGAACAGTTTCATCATTTTCAAGTGAAAATTTTTTAATGCTTGGAATAAATTGGTGACAATAAAAATTGGGATCAGGTGCAATTATTCCTTTACTAACTAAAAATTGAATTTCGGTTTCAATATTATCTTGGTAAAAATCAATACCGTTATTGTACATTTCTTCTATTTCTGTTGTTTGTTCATAATTCCGAGTTGCTTCAAAATTATGCGGATAGATTCCTTTATAATATTTACTATCCCAATACCAGTTATATAAATTTGGATTTGAAAATAAATGATTACTACTTTGAATATTAATTTCAAATATAAAACGATTCGAAAAAAAATATTGTAATAGTTTTGCATCTGAAGACGACATTTCTTTTAGTATCGAAGAATAAATAGGTTTGACAGTTTTTCTTTTATCCATACTTGATGCAATAAGTGAAGCGAATAAATTGCAAAAATCTTCATTAGATAATTTGTAAATAGAATCTTCCACTATCTGTGCGATTAGTAATTTATTTTCATCAGAAAAATATTCTTCAGGTATTTGCTTTGTAGTTTTAGCAGTAGCATTTACTAAGTAATCGACTTTTGCTTTATCTTGTATGCCTTGTTCTATTTGCGGACCTAAAAAGTAGACAATAATCGAATAAAGGGCATATGAAATTGGTTCTAAAACGTTTTTAATGGGTTTTAGAGTATCGTCAGCATTAAGATAGAAATTGTTATTTAAATCATTAACCATATTTTTACCTCACATTTTTATTTAAATTATACCACAGAAAGGAGGTGGGGGAATGGACAAAGACAGAGAAGAGTTTTTGATTAGATTAATTGATTTGCACGAACATATCACCAGTAAGTGTTTAGAGCTCAATAGAGAGCTAATCAATTATCTAAAGGAACAAAAAGAACCTATTGAATTAACAATAGATTCCAAAACGCTAGCCGAATGGGGTGATTCGACAGTTGGTTACATAAACCAAACAAGAAAAAAAGCTACTGATTCACAAATGGAATTAGAAAAATCAGCTAATAGGCTTAGAGGGCTCATCTAAAATCTTATTGATTTTTTCAGCAGCTTTTAAGTTAGAAATTGTCTCAATTTCGCCATCTTTCAGCATTAACAATTGATTAACAATTTCACAGACTTTTGTTGTGGCGACATCTGGCTCGTTGTTAGAAATTTCAACACGAATTGCTGCAAATGCTTTTTGTTTGATGTCGTCGAAGTCTGCCACATAATTACTCATATAATCACCTCCTTTCTGCCCATATTATAGCAGATTAGAGGTACTAAAAACAGATAGAAAGGAGGTGGGGGAATGACGAAACCAGTGATTACAATCGCTGAAATTAGAGCTAAGTATAAGTTAAATCAAGAAGAATTTGGTAAAAGTATTGGAGTATCAAAACAGACTGTTAGTTCTTGGGAACAAGATGTATATAGAATAAAGTCAAGAAATTTATTAAAAATATATGAAGTTTACGGTGTAAGCTCAAGTGACCTTCTAGGAGGTTAAATTTTTTGAAACATACTTGAGAAATTCTCATCTACTAGAAAGGAATAACATGAATCAACTAATTAACGTAACACTAAACGAAAATCAAGAACCAGTTGTCAGTGGTCGTCAGTTACATAAAGCACTCGAAATCAAAACAGCTTATAAAGATTGGTTTCCAAGAATGGCTGAATATGGTTTTGAAGAGGGTCAGGACTTTAGCTCATTTTTGAGCAAAAGTACAGGAGGTCGTCCGAGTCAAGACCACGTTCTCAAGCTAGACATGGCAAAAGAGATTGCTATGTTACAGCGTAACGAGAAATCAAAACAAGTCCGCAAATACTTCATTCAGGTTGAAAAAGACTTCAATAGTCCTGAGAAAATCATGGCTAGAGCCTTGCTCATGGCAGATAAGAAAGTACATAAGCTAGAGGCACAGATTGAGGCTGACCGTCCTAAGGTATTATTTGCGGATGCTGTGAGTGCTAGTAAGTCATCTTGTCTGATTGGTGAACTAGCAAAAATCCTGAAACAGAACGGTATTGACATTGGTCAAAATAAACTCTTTCAGTGGTTACGAGTCAATGGCTACCTAATCAGTCGCCGTGGCGAGTCTTGGAACCAACCGACACAGAAAAGCATGCAGCTTGGTCTGTTTGAACTCAAGAAGACTAACATCAACCATGCTGACGGCCACACAACAGTCAACACAACCACTAAGGTCACTGGAAAAGGTCAGCAGTATTTTATCAACAAATTTCTTAACCAAGAGTATCTACCAGGTTAAGGACGCAAAAAAGCACCTGACGGCAATCAGGCACTTACTAAAAACTTTATGAGGTAATTTTACCATGAAACAGGAAAAAAAGAAATGGACACCAAAAATCCACAATCTCCGCAAAATCATTGTTGACGGTGAGGAGCGGTGGGTGGAATTTGAGATAGAGGGCTATGTCATCCCAGCTGGTCATGCCTACTATGACATCATCAGAGGAATTAACAAGCAGGAACTACAGAAAGGAGCTTAGTCTATGAGGTATGCAGCACATTGTTAGGAATATCCATGAAAACTATACGCAGATGAATAATCATTCTGCTAAAAATAACGACCTTAGCCTACAAGCTAAAGGATTGTTACTGGTGCTGATGTCCAACAAAGACACATGGCGTCCTTACATTGATGAACTTTCTAAACGTTCCAAGAATGGGCGTGACGCTCATAGGGCCGCTTTTGACGAGCTCAAAGACGCAGGCTATATCCGTGTCTATCGCAAAAGTTTTGGTCGTGGCAAAGGTATTCAGAACTATCCTTTAGTTCAAGATGTCCCTATTACAGATAGTTATTGGGAATATTGGGTAAGTATTCTTGAAAAAGAGTTATCCACAATATCCACAGAAGATCAGTAAAAGTTTGTTTTACAACTTACTGACTTTACAAAGTTGAAAAGTTCAAAAGTTGAAGTTTACAAAGTTGAAAAGTTCAAAAGTTGAAGAATCCGACACTAATAATAACTAATAAATAATAATAACTAACTTAATAATAATATAAGGGCTTTCGCCCACTAATGAATAATAAGAACTAACTTACAACAAACTTAACCTTATAGAATAAATAAAAGAGTATTTCATACTCACAGGAGGAAGAATAGTGCTAAATAAACTGATGAATTTTTTAGGATTTGATGAAGTTGAAACAACTGAAACTATATCATTAGATAACACTTTGATTGAGGTTAGAGCATTACAAGCTGAAAACCGTGAACTGAAAGAAGTTATCAGGAAACAGCGTGCTTTGCTACAAGAACTCTCAGAGGAAAACAAGGAGCTTGGCCGTGACCGTAGACACTACGCAGATACAGCAGCAACCCAAAAGCGCCTCATTGCTGTATATGAGAGTATGTCAGTTTAGGAGGTAGCACATGGACAGAGGACTATTTGGCACCTTTGACTATGACCGTGATTACTTGCAGCCTGAGCCTGAACGTGAAGAGCATGAATCTGATGAATGGGGGTTCAGAGGTGGTCAGTGGATTTATGTGGGAGACTACTAGCCTATGAACAGAGAACGCTATGACGACAATGCTTTTTGGAGACAAAAATATTTTGAATTATGTGTTGATCTAGGTGAAATCAATAATAACCTCATGGATAAGGTTGCCAGTCTACAAAATGAAAACAAACGCTTAAAGCGTGAAAACTGGAATTTGAAACAAACGAAAGGTAGAAGAAAATGACAAACAATCAGTTAGCACAAAATAACCATAACAGCTTTTTTAAATCACCAGCTGTAAAGAACAGGATTGAGCAGGTTGTCGGTGCACGGTCTGAACAATTTACAACAAGCTTATTATCAATCATCAGCAACAATAACTTGTTGGCCAAAGCGACATCTGAGTCGATTATGGGAGCGGCGATGAAAGCAGCAGTGCTTAATTTACCGATTGAGCCCAGTCTAGGTTTTGCTTACGTGGTGCCGTATAACCGAAAATACAAGGACGGGAATCGTTGGGTAACAGTAAACGAAGCACAATTTCAAATTGGATATAGAGGGCTTATACAACTAGCTCAAAGAAGCGGACAAGTCCGAAATATTGAGCAC